CCCACAGGTTCGCAAGGTGTTCAAGGTGACGCCGGTCCTACAGGTCCTACAGGTGTAGCAGGCCCAACCGGTTCTGCTGGCGCACAAGGCGTTCCAGGTGTTGCTGGCCCAACAGGCCCAACTGGTGTAGCAGGCCCCACAGGAGCTGAATCAACCGTTGCTGGTCCAACTGGTCCGACAGGTACACAAGGTACTCAGGGCGCTGCTGGCCCCACTGGCGCGCAAGGTATCCAAGGTACACAAGGCATTCAGGGTGATGCAGGCCCGACAGGCCCAACAGGCAGTGCCGGTTCCTCTGGTTCTGCTGGTCCAACAGGCCCGACTGGTACTTCTGGTTCTACTGGGGACGCTGGCCCCACCGGTCCCACTGGCGCTTCCGGTACTTCTGGTTCTGCAGGTCCCACTGGTCCAACTGGTACTTCCGGTTCTGCTGGTGATGTTGGTCCAACAGGAGCACAAGGCGCACAAGGCCCGACTGGTCCAACAGGCGCTCAAGGCGCTCAGGGTATTCAAGGTGTGCAGGGTGTCCAAGGCAATAACGGACCTACAGGCCCGACAGGAGCGGCTTCTACAGTTGCTGGCCCAACAGGTCCTGCTGGTACTGCTGCAACAACTACATACACCCGTACCAGTTTTACAGCCTCTGCTGCGCAAGCGACATTTACCGTCGCTTATGAAATTGGGTTCGTTGAGGTCTACCAAAACGGTGTGTTCTTAAACGGTAGTGATTACACCGCTACCAACGGTACATCAGTTGTTTTGGCAACCCCAGCCACAGCTGGCGACATCATCGAGACAATTGCGTACACAATTTCGAATATTTCGATTACTGGTCCAACAGGTCCACAAGGTACCCAAGGTGTAGCTGGTCCAACTGGTCCTACAGGACCTACAGGCGCGGCTTCTACCGTTGCTGGCCCTACCGGACCTACTGGTTCTCTTGGCCCTACTGGCCCCGGCGGAGTTCCAGCTACGACGACATACACTCGGACTAGCTTTACTGCAACGTCTAACCAAACTAGCTTTACTGTAGCCTACACTGTTGGATACGTTGAGGTTTATCAAAACGGCGTATTGCTTAATGCTAGTGACTACACAGCGTCAAATGGAACTTCAGTTGTTTTGGCTGTTGGTGCGACTACCGGTGATATTGTCGAGACAATTGCGTACACAGTTACCAATGTTGCTTCTGGACCTACTGGCCCAACTGGGGCAGGATATTTAAATATTCCGCAAAATATTCAGCCTGGAAACTACACCCTTGTTTTAGCTGATTCTGGTAAGCATATTTATCATGCTTCGGGTGCTGGCGCAGCGACTTATACGATTCCTGCTAACGCATCAGTTGCTTATGAAATAGGCACTGCGGTTACATTTATTAATTTGTCTGCGACTGCAATCAGTATTGCAATCACTACAGACACGCTGATTCTTTCTAGTGCAGGCACAACTGGTACTCGCACTTTGACCCAAAACGGTTCAGCTACTGCTGTAAAAGTTACATCAACTTCTTGGCTTATCTCAGGGAGCGGATTAACATGAGCGGGGTGCTTCAAGCAGCTTACAGCAATTTTAGAAGTTTTTATGTTGCTCCTGTAGGGCTACAAAAAGCTCTTTTTGCTTTTGGCACTATTTTTTCTTCTACTCAAATTAATATAAATCAGGTTTCAGATACCGGTGTTGTGGCATCGGATACCGCTATTACTGGCACAGCTAGACTATATCTTGCTGCTGCTGGTTATAGTACAGACAAAGCTATATTTTTGTATGGTACGGGGGGTGGCAGCAATAGATTAATTTCTAATTTAGTTTCAAATGTAGGAGTGATGGCTTCTGATACCGCTATAGTTGGTACAGCCAGATCCGAACTTACAGGAACAAGATACGGCACAGACAAAGCTATTGTTGGTTTTGGATTTTCAACTGCGCGTGTTTCAATAACTAACTTAGTAAGTAATACAGGGGTAGTTGCTGCTGACACTACTGGAACAGGAACAGCTAGGGTACAACCTGCTGCTGTAAATTATGGAACTTCTGGGCAAGCAATATTTGCATATGGATTGACTACAGCATCCATAAATACAATTAACCTTGTTTCTAATACTGGCGTAATGGCTAGTGACTCTACTGGTACTGGAACTGCTCGATACGGTTTAGCCGCTGCAACTTATGGAAGCGATCAAGGTATTTTTGGATATGGAACAACTGGTTCAAATGTATCGATTACTAATAAAGTCTCTAACACAGGTGTAATAGCATCAGATACCACCGGAGTTGGTACAGCAAGAAATTTATTAGCGGCTGCTGGGTACGGAGCAGATAAAGCTATTTTTGGTTTTGGGAATAGCGGCGTTGCGGTAAGGATAACAAATCTTGTTTCCAATACAGGCGTAGTTGCCAGTGATAATGCTGGCGTTGGCAATCAAAGATTTGGTCTTGCAGCCGCAAGTTTTGCTGTTTATTAAAATTATTATGGCATCAAACTTAAACTCAGAATTCAATTACCGTTACCAAGTAATTGGTAATACTCCTTGGGAAAAAATCAAAACGCTTCAAGGTTTTTTGGTTGGACGCAAACGCGCCGCCGTTCTTGAGGAAGTTGCAGCTTTGAAGTATCAGGCCAAGCTTGAGGAGTTGAAGCACCTGAAAGAAGTCCCTGCGTTACCGCACATTATTTTGAATTTACAAGCAGAAATCATTGAGTTTGAATCCCACCTTGATGACCAGCGCCATGCGTTTGAACTTAACCGTAAGGAAATTCAAATCTTAGAAAAACTGATGGCTGAGCTTTACATTGAAGTAGAGCCCACCAGACTAAAGCATGAAGACGGCACACCTTACACAGACGATGAAATGTTTGAGGCTAATGCCAATTACGAATTTACGGTAAACGTTGGTCGGGAACTACAGTCCGAAATTATTGCCAACGGCAGACCAAGCCCTGCAAAACTGCTTAACGCTATGAGCAATCCACAGACGCTTGAAGCGCTTAAGTTAGTCGGGCTTGTCCCAAAAGAAGCTATGTTGTTAGCGCCAAAAGACGTTTTACAACTCGGTAGCCAACAAGTATCATCCTTAATTGAGGTAGCCAAATGACAATTTCAGCAATTTTTTCTCGATTTGCAAACAAGGTAAATTCCCTTGGTACAGCGTTCAACGAAACTGTATTTGCAATTACTGATGGCGCATCGGTTGACATTGACCCGGCCAACGGGACCATTCAAACATGGACTCTTGGAGCTAGTCGCACGCCTACGGCTACTTCTTTTCTTTCAGGGCAAAGCGTGACTTTGATGGTTGCTGGCACAGCAAACACTATTACTTGGACCACAATGGCGGTAACATGGGTAGGTGGAACTGCACCGACTTTGCCTACAACTGGTTTTGGTGTGATTGAGTTGTGGAAAGTTAATTCAACAATTTACGGAGCTTCCGTTGGGAATGTAGCCTAATGTTTTTGACCCATGCTTTACGTGCCATTTACCGCGTTACATCCGACGCACTGTGGAAATATGTAACTTTATTGTTAACTGGTGCTCCTCAAGTCAGTACGTTCATTACTGATGCGAGTACCAATAATTTTCAACTAGCTAGCTTCGGTGACACTAGGCCAAACAATTTCAATCCGTATACGCCCGGGTATTACAGTAACATATTTAATGGGACAACTGATTATTTATCAGCCGCACAAAATTCTGCGTTTGATATTACGGGTGATTTCACTATTGAATGCTGGGTTTACTTTACTGCTCTGCCATCCCCAAACCAAGACGGAAACAGAATTGCAGCTCTTTCAGGATATTCTAATGGTACTACTGCAAACCAAGGATTTGAATTTGGAGTAAATTTTACCGGCAATGCTTTTGCTATGTCAAGCTGGGGTGCTGGTAATAGATCAGACTGTTCTTTTACTCCAGTCCTAAACACTTGGTATCATTTAGCTGCGACAAAACAAGGTTCCACTTCTAGATTATTTATCAATGGCGTTTCACAAACCCTTACCGTAAATACTTTAGTAATTAATGCAGCGCCTTCAGGTAGCTTATTAAATGTTGGTAGGTCTAGTTCCAGTTCTGGTGGCGCACTCAATTACTTTCATTATTTACCCGGTTACATTTCTAATTTCCGGATAGTTAAAGGCACAGCTGTCTACACAGCCAACTTCACACCGCCTACAGCCCCTCTGACTGCAATCGCCAATACATCGGTGCTAACTTGCGCTAACAATCGATTTATCGACAGCAGTTCAAACAACTTTACTCTTACCCGCAATGGCAGCCCAACAGTCAGTCCGTTTGACCCGTTTGTACTGAGTCCGACTTTCCGTACTTACGGCAGCACTTATTTCGATGGTACTGGTGATTACTTGACTGTGCCAAATAACGCAGCGTTTAATTTCGGAGCAAATAGTTTTACGATTGAGTGCTGGTTTATGCTAACAGCAAATGCTACAGCGGACCAAGATGGTGGCCGAGGCGCAACATTAATGTGTGCGTTTCCTAACAGCGGCGCATTTTCTGCTGATTGGACATTTGCAATAGGCGGTGATAACACAACTACTGGCACAGGTATTGCTTTTTCTGCAAGACAATCAGGCGCACAGCAGGCAGCGAGTTACACCAGCACTATTACTAAAAACATATGGCATCATTTTGCAGTGACTAAAGTTGGTAATACTGTAAGCCTATACTACGATGGAGTTCGAGTAGCACAGAATGTCAGTTTTACCAACAATGTTAATTCAGGCGGATTCCCAATAAAAATTGGTGCATTACTGTATTCTACAGCCGGAACAGGATACATGTCATATTTCCCGGGTTATATAAGTGATCTTAGGGTTGTGAACGGTAGTGCTGTTTATACTGGTACAACATATACCGTTCCTACAGCCCCTCTGACTGCAATCGCCAATACATCGTTGCTGACTCTGCAGACCAACCAGCCAATAAACAATAGCACGTTCCTAGACAACAGTTCGCTAGGCAATTTTATTACTCGCAGCGGCAATGCCACTCAAGGATCGTACAGTCCTTATGGTGGTAACTGGAGTACCTTGTTTAATGGATCATCAAACCTTTCTTATCCAGTGACTTCTGCGTTTACTGGACAAACCTTTACTATTGAAGGTTGGGTAAACTTTACTCGATACTCTCCTTTATATGGCAGCAATAGTTATGCGTGTATATTAGTTGGATCAGATAATGGAACAAATGGTTTTGAAGTATGGATTGGTGGTACAGCCACTTCTTTTGTTGCCATAGGATTTTTAGCAAGAGGTGGCGGAACAGTTACCGTAAATGTGTCACAAAGTTATACTTTCGCGTTACATACATGGTATCACGTGGCTGTAGTGAAAAGCGGAAACTCTTATACATTCTACGTCAACGGTACAAGTATAGGAACGTCAACTTCTGCAGGTACATGGACGGATGTTAGTCCATTATATGTTGGGTACATTGCAGTAAGCGGTTTCAACCAATGGATGTATGGCTATATTTCCAACGTAAGAGTAGTTACCGGTACTGCAGTCTACACAAGCAACTTTACACCAAGTACTACACCACTTACAGCAATCGCAAACACACGTTTATTAACCTGTGCGGACAACAGATTTGTTGATGATAGTGTTAACAATTTTGCATCGACTGTTACAGGCTCACCAAGCGTACAGCGTTTCAGTCCATTCAGCCCTGTGTCTTCACTACCAGTAAGCTATGGCGCTTATTTCGATGGTACTGGTGATTATTTGACCACTACATTTACTTCAGCAGGTTCTTCGGATTTTTGTTTAGAATGTTGGGTATTCGTCAGTAATGTATCAGCTAACCGCTATTTATTTTCACAAACAAACACTACGGTATCCAGCAATGCAGATATAGGATTTGCAGTTTTAGTAACATCTGCATCAAAGGCTGCATTGTATTGGAATTTCAATACTACACAACCTAGCGTTACTAGCACCAATAATGTGAATTTGAACCAATGGAACCATATAGCTGCCGTGAGAAGCGGTTCTACATTTACGATTTATTTGAATGGCACAGGAACATCAACTACCTCTTCTGGAACTATAAATGTTCTCAATAGTACTCCTAGAAATTATATTGGTTATTTTACACCTGAGGGAAATTCTACAGCTATGATTGGATATATGTCTAATCTTCGTTTAGTTATAGGATCTCCGGTTTACACTAGTAACTTTACTCCAAGCACATCTCCACTAACTGCTATCTCAAACACACAGTTATTAACCTGCCAATCACCTAGTTTGATTGACAACAGTACAAACAACTTCACAATCACCCGCAATGGTGATGTTAGACCGGTAACGCAAAACCCATTTGGTTTTACAAACGCACTGACGACTGGCTACGACGTTACTACCGTTAGCGGTTCAGCATACTTTGATGGTACTGGTGATTTCCTTACAGTACCAACTAATGCCGCTTTTAATTTGGGATCTAGTAATTTTACGATTGAGTGCTGGCTTAACCCGCAAAGTTTTTCTGCGGCATATGCTCTTATTTCAAGATATGATTACATATCAAGCACTGCGTCTGGATATATTCTACGAATAATTAATGCCACAACCATACGATTTGTATATGGGACTGATATTGTTAATGATGTAACTGTATCGCTAAACACAAATAGTTGGTATCACGTCGCTCTTACTCGTAGTGGAACAGCGGCAAAACTGTTTTTGAATGGAGCACAGGTTGGCTCTTTTACTATAAATAATTTTTCCGATGCCAATTCAGCATTTCAAATAGGGAGAACACATACACTTACTGATAGTGCAAATGCTTATATTTCCGATCTTCGAATTATCAAAGGCACAGCACTGTACACCGGTCCGTTCGTCCCACCAGTTGCACCACTACCAGCCGTGACAAATACAACTCTGTTACTTAACGCAACGAGTGCTGGTGTCTATGACGCATCAATGCTGAGTGATCTAGAAACTGTTGGCGGCACAAGGGTAACGACTGCAACTAGTAAGTACAGCGGAAGCAGTTTGTATTTTAATGGGAGTTCAAACCTAAAAGGACAAGTCGGCATAAACTCTCTTGGAACTGGAAATTTTACTATAGAAATGTGGATATACCCAGAAAGTGCGGTTGGTTATCAATGTGTACTGCAAATAGTCAACACACCTCCTTATATTTTTCTAGGTATTAATACAGGATCAACAGGTACACCATTCATGTGGAATGATGCTAATGTTATTGTAGGCTCTCAGAATTTTGTAATAAATGCGTGGCAACATTGGGCCATTGTTAGAAATAACGGAACTGTTACTATGTATTTAAATGGTAATAGCATAGGCTCGGCAGTTTATTCAGGGAACCTAGTCGATAACGGGACTTTCATAGGAACAAATAATGGAGGTGCTCAAGGTTTTACTGGTCACATCGACGACCTCCGCATTACCAAAGGTGTCGCACGGTACACCGCCAACTTCACACCGCCAACTGCGGCGCTGCCTACTTTTTAAAGGTATAGCATGACTACGCAAATTATTCAGCCAAACGTAGACGCTACGTTCCTAGCCACGCTGGCGACCTTAACGGGAAACCAGACGCTGACTAACAAAACCCTGAAGTCCCCGTTTGAGACTGTAACTGTATCCGGTTCGGCTCCGGTTTCGGATTTCCAGTTTGATGTCATCACACAATCAATCCTGTATTACACAAGTAATGCAACGTCTAACTTCACATGGAATGTTCGCGGGGACAGCGGCACGACCCTAAACTCTTTGCTGCAAACAGGTCAAGCCACTACGATTGTTTTGGTTGTTACCAACGGTTCACCAGCATATTACCCAACTGCGTTCACTGTGGACGGGGTTAGCATCACACCTAAATATCCCGGCGGTGCGCCATTTACGGCTGGTAGTGTAAATGCAATTGACGTGTACAGCATGACAATCATTAAGACAGCATCGGCTACATTCACTGCATTGCTGTCTCAAGTCAAATACGCATAAGGGTAAATTATGTTATCCGTCAAAAGTTCGTTCGGCGGGTTTACATCACCTTACGTATACGCTATTCCTGCTGACACGGTAATCTTCTACAACGGCACATATTCTTCGCCTGTAGACGGCTGGGCTCTGTACTCAGCCGCAGTAAACAATTTTATTCTTGGCGCAGCAAACCAGACTGAAGTCGGTGTCGTATCCGCTGCTAGTGGAGGCACTACAGCTTCTGGATCAAACCTTAGTAGCGCTGGACTGCATAGTGGTAACGGTACAAACACTCCCGGCGGTACCGGAAGCTTTTCCTCAAGCCAAGTCTTTTCAGGTGCCCATACGCACACCATTAGTCCGACCAGTGCAACTGACAACAGTGCAATTGTTCCTGTCAATACAAAAATAACTATGCTTCGGACAACAACGGAGCAACGGTTTTTTCCCCCGAACACCATTCATATCAATGGAACAAACTTAGTATCTGGCACACAAAAACTTGCTGCAACAGTAGTTAGATACATTGCAGGTGGAAGTGCTGTAACCGATGGGGCTGCTACAAGCCATACTCTAACGCTAAATGTGTCCACCCACACAATGGACCATACGCATAATCTGGGGCCGTTTACTGATCGGGGAAGTCCAAACACTTCAAGTCTGCAAAACAGTTCTACATTTGATAGCACAATTTACACACACTCACATGTATGTACTGCCACTGCTTCTATTAATGCGCTTAAAGCTAAGCTGCTGAAACTCTGGATTGCTGCTTCACAGCAGATGCCTAAAAACGCTACGATTGTCATGTACTGTGGGGATCTTTCGGTAGTCCCCTCTTATTGGAAGCTATGTGACGGCACCAATGGAACAATCGACATGCGCGGGTACTTTTTAGGGTATTCCCCTTTTTCAACTACGGGCCACGGCACAATTATCAGCGATACAACGACGTACACAACGTCCGGTCCTACGGTGGCAAGTGATATTTACCTTCATGGTCACTTTACTTCCAACAACAATTTTTATACTCAGATTCCTAGAAACCACGGACTTCAAACCGTGACTCATTCTCACGGCGTTGCTGATGGATCAGTTACGTCAACTGCGCTTCCAGCAAACATCAAGCTGGCGTTTCTTCAATTAGTTATCTAAAGGCATCTGTTATGTCACACACTTACGTTTCAGTTGATTTCTACAACAATTCTGCTGCTTGCAGAATTAATGATGAAGTTCGAGTTTTTTCTTCTGTCAACGCGTTCAAGTACGGAGCTGAGTTTCCTTACTCAGAAGATGTACGCCTTTTTGCCTACGAGCCAGATCGTAATATTTATGTTGTGGAGTCCGCCAACGGCAAAGTAGAGACCGGCGCACACCTACACACCATGGTTTGGGTTGCTGAAAATTTAAGCAAAATCGAACAAGCTGCTATTTTGGATGAGCAAGAGAATCCTCCATACCCAGAACCAACATTAGTAGAAACCCGTAATATCAAGTTGGCTATGACCGACTGGGTCTTGATTCGTAAGAACGAAGAAGATTTGCTAAACATTCCAAACAGCATGACTGCGGAAAAATTTGCCGCCGTGCTTACATACCGTCAAGCCTTACGCGACATAACCAAAACGTATTCTGATATAAAGACAGTGGTGTGGCCAATCGACCCACTTTCTTAAAGGATACATATGAAAATTGCAATTTACGCCATCAGTAAAAACGAAGAACAGTTTGTTAAACGTTTCTGTGAGTCTGCCAAAGATGCCGATCTTATTCTTATCGCTGATACTGGTTCTACAGATAATACCGCTGGCCTTGCCCGTTCTTTGGGCGCTACGGTGCATGACATATCCGTCAAGCCATGGCGTTTTGACAAGGCCCGAGACACTGCGCTAAACCTGATCCCTGGCGACTTTGACGTGTGTATCTCGCTCGACTTGGACGAAGTTATGGAGCCGGGCTGGCGAGAAGAAATTGAACGTGTGTGGCAAGAGAACACGACCCGCCTACGCTACAAATTTGACTGGGGTTGTGGCATTAGTTTCTACTACGAAAAAATCCACCATCGCACAGGTTATCACTGGCATCACCCAGTTCATGAGTACCCACGGGCGGACAACCGTACCAAAGAAATCTACGCGCATACAGACATGCTGCTGGTGAGTCATCACCCAGACCCAACTAAGTCTCGTGGTCAGTACATGCCGCTCTTGGAATTGGCTGTAGCAGAAGATCCACGTTGCCCTCGTAACGCTTTTTATCATGCTCGTGAGTTGACGTTCTATTCGCGTTGGACTGATGCCATCACAGCGTTGAACAAGTATTTAGAGATGCCCGAAGCTAACTGGCAGAACGAGCGTTGCTACGCTATGCGTCTACTGGCTAAATCTCACGACGAACTTGGTCATTCGGGAGACGCCATAAAGTGGGCACGTCTTGCAGTTGCAGAAGCTCCCGGTACACGTGAGCCATGGGTTGAGTTATCTATGCAGTGCTACCGCCGTGGCATGTGGGCTGAGTCATACGCTGCCGCGCTTTCTGCACTTGAAATAAAAGACAAAGCATTGGTGTATACGATGGACCCATCAGTGTGGACCGAAAAGCCATACGACCTTGCAAGTATCGCTGCATGGCACCTTGGGTTGAAAGATTCTGCTATCGAATTTTGCAAAAAAGCTCTAGAATTCAATCCTACAGACAGCAGGCTTATTGCTAATCTTGCGTCTATGAATCCTACTGTGGAGTCGACATGATCGGACGATTAATTGCACTGCTGTTCTTAAGCCGTGACTATGCGCACAGAGCGCACTTACGTACAACAAGCTACGCTCAGCATGTAGCGTTGGGTGAGTTCTATCCAAGCATTATAGATATTGCAGACTCGTTGACTGAAGCGTACCAAGGACGACATGGCATCATTGATGACATCCCCATGCTGGAAGAAACAGATACGGGAGAGCCAGCCGATGTGTTAGCTCGTCATCTCGACTCAGTAGAAAAGATGCGTTACACAGCTGTTGAAAAAACAGACACGCCATTGCAAAATATTATTGATGAAGCCGTTGCCCAGTATTTGAGCACGCTGTATAAATTGAGGAATTTGAAATAATGAGCACCGCCACAGAGACCGCAACAGCAGTTGCAACTAAGGCATCATCCGTAGCCACTTATGGTGGTGCTGGTAGTGCTGTGTTCTTTGGTTTATCAGCCAATGAATTTGGTGCCCTCTGTGGCGTAATCATTGGTTTTGTTGGCCTTGTTGCTAACATTTGGTTTAAGCACCAGCATTTGAAAATTGCTCGCAAGGAAGCTGAGCAGTGAGTTGGTTGCTTGTATTAGCACTACAAGCAGAGTACCGATGTGTAAAGTGGATATGGACAGGTGATGTTTACAACCGCAAGGTTGTTTGCCTTAAGTGGGAGAAGAGGAAATGATCGATCCAATCACGGCGCTAAATGGCCTGCAAAGCGCCATCAGCATGGTCAAAAAGGCCAGCAAAGTCGCCAATGATTTAGGCGGTCTTGCTCCTATGATTGGTAAGATGTTTGACGCTAAGAGTCAAGCAACGAAGGC